CAAAAAGCACCGCGCACTCGAAGCTAACTGCGCATTCTTAACCCGCATCAAAAGCAAATTCGCCCGGCAGGCCATCGGCACCGGCATCCATTTTCGATTCGAGACGGAAGATCAGGCGTTTAATGACGCAGCCCGCCGCGATGTCGAAACGTGGTGGAACAACAAAGACGCCTACAGCATCGACGGCAGTGTTGACGGCTGGGAATCGAAGCGCCTCGCCGCCGAAACGATCATTTTGGACGGCGAATATAACGCCGTGATGGTCAAAGGAGAGTCGGGATGGCCGATGATTCAGCCTCTCGACGTGTTCGAGATCGAAACGCCACCGCTTAAACAGGGCGAATCGCCCGCGATGTGGGATGATGGCGTGAAAGTGAACGAGTTCGAGCGCCCGCTGGCCTATTCTGTCCGCTCGCTGCCCAAAACGGGCAACGAAGCCTTCCGATTGATCGCGAAACAAGACGTTATCCACCTCTTCAAACGTCGCCGCGCCCGTGGCCATCGTGGGATGCCTTGGGGATACTCTGGCCTCAATCAAGGTATCGACGCCCTCGACCTCAACGCGCTAGTCACCGGCACCGCGAAGCTGCATTCAGCACTTGCCGTCGCCGTCAAAGGCACTGGCAAACGCGGAAAAAAGGGCGCGTTTAACAAAATCGAAACTGGCAACGCCACCGATCCAACGAATACGCAGCCGCTCGAAAAGGTGTTTGGTTCAATGGTGAACTATCTCGGCGAGCATGGAGAATTGCAGCTTTTGACGAGCAATCATCCCGGCCAAAACGTGCTGGAGTTTATTAAGCTCCTTTTCCAGCAAATGTGCCTTGGCTACGACCTGCCTTTTTCCGTGATGTGGTCAATGACTGAAGGCGGAGGAACTTCCGTTCGTTACGACGCCGAAGATGCGCAGTCGGCATTTGATCAGCTTGGCGACCTCGTGACGTGGCAATTTGTCCGCCGTGAGATCATCTGGAAGGTGGCGACATCCATCAAATCAGGCCGAATTGCTCAACCAAAAGACCCGTTTTGGTTTGATAAAATCCTTTTCCGTGGTCCTCGCAAGATTACCGTGGACGTGGGGCGCATGGCAAACGCATTCAAGACGCTCACGCGCAACTGCGGCATGTCCATTCCTCGCTTTCTCGAAGAGCAGGGCCTCGACGCCGATGCCGAGATGTCAGATCAAATCCGATTCCTCGCCCGCACCAAAGCCAAGTGCGAAGCCGAAGGCGTTGACTTCAATATGCTCTATGAGCCCACGCCCGGCGTGATCAATCAACTCAATATGCAGCCCCAGGAATGAAAACCTACCCTCACCTCTTCTCGAAACTCTTTTGCTCGGCGCTGATGCTCCGTCCAATTGAGCGAAACGCCTTCGAGCAGCACCTACTTCAGCACATGGGACTGACTGGCGCTCCCGGCCCGATGATTATCGGTGGTCAAGCCATCGGCCACCCTGAACCAAAGGCGATGGATGAGCGCGAGGCCACCTATCGGCGCGGGCGCGTGTTCGAGAAGTTCGGAGACGTGGCAGTGATTCACATCGACGGCGTGATTGATAAGCGCGTTTCGATGTTTGACCTCGACTGCTACGGCGGCGTTGACCTTGCCGACGTTGATGCCGCTCTTTCTCGCGTGGCAGGTGACGCCAGCATCTCCAAAGTTGTGCTCGACATCAATTCACCCGGCGGTTCTGTCGTTGGCGTTCACGAAACATTCACCCGTATCCAAGAGCTTGCCAAGACGAAGGAAGTTCACGCCTACGTCAACTGTCTGTGTTGCTCTGCGGGCTATTACATCGCCTCCGCCGCTGACGTGATCGCCGCCGCTCCATCCGCCATCGTGGGCAGCATTGGCGTTTACATCGCGATGCTGGACGCTTCCAAGTGGGCAGAGATCGAAGGACTCTCCATGCAAATGATCAAGGCTGGCAAGTGGAAGGACACAGGCTCTCCGTGGCGTCCGCTCACTGACGAAGAAAAAGCCAAGCTCCAAGCCTCCGTTGATTCGATGCACGCTCAATTCCGCGCCGCCGTCCGCACCAACCGCGACGTTGAGGATGACGCGATGGAAGGCCAATGGATGCCAGCCGAGGAAGCCGAAAAGCTCGGACTCGTTGACAGCCTAACCATTGAGACCCTCGACGAATACGTTTCGCGCCTGCTCTAATTTTGACACCATCGAAACAAATTAATCCTATGTTCACGTCCACTAAAATTGCAGACCTTCAGACCAAAGTCGGGAATCTTGAGTCCCAGCTTGCCGAGTCTGCCGACGCTCTCGCCTCTCTCCGCGCTGATTTTGAGGCAACCTCTGCCAATCTCGCCACCGCTGAAGCTCAGGTAACGGCACACGCTACCACGATTGCCAGCCTCGAATCTGCATCCGCGCAAGCTTCCGCTGACTTTGAAGCTGCGGTGAATACTGAAGTTACCGCCCGCCTCGCTGGAGCTGGTGCAGATCCCGTTGCCCGTGATCCTCAAGCCCGCACCGGCGAGCCAAAGGAACTTACCCGCGCCGAGTTCCGCAAACTCAAGGCTGGCGAAAAGCGCGAGTTCTGCGCTGCTGGCGGAAAAGTCACCGACTAACCAATCACTCCCAACACTCTCACCTAGAAAACCAATATGGCTAATACCCTCTCAAATCTCATTCCTGACGTTTATGCCGCGCTTGACGTGGTTTCTCGCGAACTCGTCGGCTGCATTCCCGGCGTCTCCCGCGACCCGAAGGCAGACCGACTTGCCACGAATCAAACCCTGCGCGTTCCGCAGACTCCGGTCAATACAACCGCGACCTTCACGCCTGCAATGGCTGTGCCTTCCGCGATTGATCAGAGCATTGCCAACGCCACCGTCACGCTCAGCAAAAACAAGTATGCCGGGTTCTCTTGGACTGGCGAAGAAGTCGGCAGCATGGACGCAGGTCCTGGCTTCCTGACCATCAAGCAAGGCCAGATCGCTCAGGCTTTCCGCGTTCTCGTCAATGAGATGGAGAACGACCTTTGCGACGCCATCGCCGCTGGTGCCTCCCGTGCTTATGGCACCGCTGGCACGACTCCTTTCGCCACTACCCTTGGCGATTCCGCTCAGGCCCGCAAGATTCTGGACGACAACGGAGCTCCTGCGTCTGGCCGCTCGCTCGTGATCAATACCGCTGCTGGCGCTGCCCTCCGCACTCTCGGCCAACTCACGAAAGCCAACGAAGCCGGAAACAGCATGACTCTGCGTGATGGCGAACTGCTCAACCTGCACGGATTCAGCGTTCGTGAGTCCGCACAGATCAACACTGCCACCGCTGGCACTGGCGCGAGCTACCTCATTAACGAGGCTGGCGGTTATGCCGTGGGCTCTACCGCCCTGACGCTCGACACCGGCACCGGAACCATTCTGGCTGGCGACATCATCACCATCGGCAATCACAAATATGTCGTGGCCTCCGCTCTCGCCGCCAACGTCGTGACCATCGCCGCTCCCGGCCTTGTCGCTGCCGTGGCAAACAATGACGCCGTGACGGTGAACGCAACCAGTTCCCGCAACCTCGCCTTCACCAGCGACTCCACGGTTCTCTGCACTCGCCTGCCAATGTTCCCGACTGAAGGCGACCTCGCCATCGACAACGAAGTGATCACCGATCCTCGCACTGGTATCAGCTTCGACCTTCGTGTTTATCCCGGCGACGGCATGGTGCTCTATCGCATTCATGCTCTCTGGGGCTTCAGTGTCCTCAAGAAAGCTCACGCTGCGATTCTTCTCGGCTAATTCATTTCTGGATGTGGTGTCCAGTTTGTTGCATGGGAGAGCGGCCTCGAAAGGGGCCGCTCTTTTTTGTGGCGTGACACTTCGCGCAAAGCATGAGTGACTTTTCAGACTTTGCGGATTTCGGCATGAACGAGGCCGAGGATGTATTCGGGCTGACGACGTGGACGATGGACGGGAAAAGCTACTCCGGCGTCTTGAACGAATACGAAGGCGAGCAGGAGATTGAGATAGACGGCTTACTTGCCAGCTACAATGCCACGTTGGTCTGCTCCAAGGCTCAATTCAGGATGCTCGCCAAACCGCTTCAGAGCACCTTCCGAAACAAGACAATCATCATCGACGCTGTGAGCTACAAGATCGCCCGCGTTTCCGTGGATAGCAGCTCAGTAACCCTTGGACTGAAGATCGCACGATGATCATGGGAAAGATCAGGACGGAGCGTTTGCAGCGCATCATCCGCGAGTTTCCGCGTGAGACTGAGGTGGAGATGGATGCCTTCCTGACCAATAACGTCCGCGTTCTGATTTCCTCGTCTGGCAAAGTTCCCGGCCTCGTGCAAGTCACGCCACCATTCCACAAAGGAGTTGAAGGAAAAGCCGCTCAAACGCACGGGCAGGCCAAGGTTAAAGGCGACATCAAACGAGTTTTTGCATCGGCAAGCTACGCATTCAAGATGATCGCGGCCAAGTCGCCAATCATGGCGGAGGTTTTCTGGCGTCACCTGAAACGTCGCGAGTTCGTCAAAGCTCAAGCCGTGCTCAGCAAATACAGTTCAAACGTGAGGCTCAGAGGTGCCTCCGTGGTATCAGCGCCAGACGTGACATTGCACGAAAAAGCGCGAGGAAAAAATACGGGCGCAGTTCCCAAAAACCGCCACGTCGCGCAGGTCATCGCCAACGAGGGAAAGCTCAATTCCTATATTCGGAAAAAGCAAAGCCGAGTCGGCTATCTGGCATCAAGCATTCCGGTAGCCGCTGGCGGTCAATTCGGAAACCTGCGAGGAATCCCGGCTTGGGTAATGAAGCAAAAGTCACGTCTCGGCTATGTGAAGCGGCGGAGAAGTGGGCAGAAAAAGAGCGTTACTTTGGGTATCAACTCCGGCGCGTATGGTGTTCAACGGCGCTTTGATACAGTGCTTGGCTACCGATTAGCTGCGATGGAGCGTGAGCTTCCCGTGATCGCGTCTAAACTCGAAAAGAAACTTCGCGCCCGCCTTTCCTAACTGACAAGACCTCCGAAATATGACGAACACCGAAACACTCATCCCGCAGCTTTTGGCTGACTATGCCACCACCCGGCGAACAGACTTATCATTGCCCGATTCAACGGCGCTGCCTTTCGTTGTTGCGCCTTACATCGGCGAGCAGTTATTCCCGCGAATCGTGTTCGTGACGACCTCCGTCGAATCGAAGCACCCGAAACGCATGAGCCTGACGATTTCCGTGGAGCTTCAGACCGCTGGTGAAGATCAGGCCACGACGGAAGAGAATACTTGGACGGCAGGAATCCGCTATATCCTCGCCGATGCGGCAGCTTTTGAGGCTTGGCTACAGGCTCAGACTACAGCCGTCCGCACTGGTTTTTGGATCACGAAATACCGCATCGCACCCGAAGTCGCCAGCATGGGCATCGAAGGTGACCGGCGCGGACGAAAGACGGAAGTGATCGTGAATGTTCGAGCCGATGAACTCGCACCCGAAGCACTCGCCTAAATTTGACACACCTCCCGAAACGATATGAAGCGATTCCTCCTCTCCCTCTTTCTCGCCGTCTCCGCGCTCTCCCAAGCTGCCGACATCTCAATCACCGCCGCCAACGTGGTGCCAAGTTCGAGCGCCGTTATTCGTTACGCAACGGCAGGCGCAACCGTGACCGCCGGGCAGCTTGTTTATCTCGACACTGCCGACACTGACGCGCAGGGCATCGGCAAGGCCAAGCTCTCCGACGCCAATGGCGCTGCCGCCCTCCGAGTCGTGGATGGCATCGCGGTCAACTCGGCATCTGCCGGGCAGGTAATCGCCTATGTCGTTTATGATCCTGCGCTCGTCATCGCTGCCTCTGGATTGACGGCAAACCAGATCCTCCTTTCGTCCGCTACCGCAGGCGGCATTGCTCCAAGTGCTGACCTCACTACCGGCTGGTATTTGACCGTTGTCGGCGTCGTGAAGTCTGGAACGACCATCTTTTTCAGAGCACCCGGCCACGTCTCCGGCGCGGCTTCCTAATCACCCTTTCAACCTCTGACTTTCTACCACTATGGCAGCACCCGCAGCAGTTCATATCCACGGATCAGCCGACTCACTGAACGATCTTCAGGACGAGGAAAATCTCGACGTGGAGGAGTTCAAAGCGAAGACCTCGCGTGAGACTCGCGACCGCAAAAACCGTCACGGCAACATTCGCCGCCGCGAGTATTTCAATCCGATGGTTTCCATCAGCCTTACCGCGTTCATCATCACTCAGGCAGGATTGGCCGATCAGCATCCCGGCACTCGCGTCACTGCTTTGGTCAACTTCGCGGCCTCCCGCCGTGGAATGGACCCCGCAGTCGGCACGATGATGCTGGACGACACCGAGGAAACCCTGAGCCTTGAAGAAGACCTCAAGACGAGCATGAACATCACGCACGCTCCGTTCGTCATCACCGCGTAACCGCTTCTCCAGCCCCAGCATGAAGATCAACAGAGCCGCTCCGGCTTATACGCGAACCACAAACGTAGAACTCGGTGCGGCTCTTTCCGTTTTGGGCATTGAGATCAAATTGGATCACTCCGTTGATAAGCTCTCAGGGCAGGCGTGGAAGACGCTGCTCATCGGCCTTGATTCCGTGCCTTTCGAGGCCATTGGAGCAACGAACGCGGACGGCGAAGCGCCGATGCCGTCACACAATACGCAGCTAGTTTTGGGACTGCTCAAAAAAGGAATGCTCCAAGAAAAAGACCCGACGCACCCGGCCTTGGATGTCCTGCGAGCCTGCAAAGCTGCCGACGCTCTACGGCTTTGGTGCAAAGGCACGGAGCACGTTTTAACCAAGGTCAAAGGCGTTGAACGATGGGCTTTAGTGCCAGGCCAGATTCCGCCGTCGCTCAAGTCTGGCACCGCCCTTTTCGGCACGCGGGATTTGAAGCTCGCCGCCTGCCTTTGCGTTCTCGGCTTTCCCATCGCGAGGCTTGAAGGCAACGCGCCCGACACGCTATTTTGTTTCCAAGGCCAAAGCCTCACAATGCCGCCTGCAGTCGCCTCCGATCTTGCGCAGGCAGTCCGCACGCAGCGGCTACAGTCAGAGTCTCCAGAGCACCCGTTACTATGGATGATGCAAGGTCTTCTCAATCGTGATGCCATCGGAGAGATGATGCGCTCACGGGCGCCTCTTGTGCTCATCCGCGCCCCCGGCACCGGCAGAGCTTCCCTTGTCAGCGCAAACGCCAAAGGGCGAACAATGGACCGCGTAAAACGACACCTTAGAATCCCATGACACCCAAAGAACACGAAGAAGACTTTACCCTTCCAGAGTCGGAATCATCCGCCATCGCCGAGCCCATCATGGTTATTGATGGCGTGACCAACGACGAAAGCGCCAAGCCGGAGGAAGTGCAGAACGCATTCGGAGCCGCCCCTTTTTTCTGGAAGGAAAAGGAGCTTGCCCCTTTCGCTATCGACCGAGAAGGTGACTGGCTACGTCATCGCGAGATGCTCGAAGATGCGCCCCTTGATGAAGTGATT